TCATAAAATGACCAGTTTTTTCCATTCTTTGCCACGCGTGTCGTTGTAGTGATCAGTCATTACTTTACTGCTATGGCCCAACAAAATTTGTGTGTCGATACCTTGCTCCCTGAATATTCTTTCAGCCAAAGAACGTTGCTCATGGAAAGAAGGGGGAGCACCTTTGCTTGACCAGTCGTAGTCAACTGAGTCACGTGCTTTTCTGAACGCACCAGTTAGAGATGCCGGTTTTACCATTCCGCCTCTTTTGCCTTTCCCTTTGTCGTGGTGATGATGTAGTAAATACGGGCTAAGTATCCTGTCCCGGCATTGAGAGATTACATCTTCAAGAGAAATGTTTAACTTGTTACAACGTAACTTTAAAGGTATTGCGATTTTGGCACCTGTTTTACTTTGTTCAACGAAGAGGTGACCATCTCTGACATCTGAAAACCTCATATTACAAATATCGGCCAACCGCTGTCCTGTGATGATGGCCAGCAGCATTCCTTTCTGTAGAAAGTAATTATCTTTTTTGGCTGCCTGATAGATCATTAGCCATTCTTCGAACGTCAGGCGTTGTCTGGAGACACGGACCTGCGGTTTTTTTGTAGCTTCAGCTGGATTAAATCCTGCCGGTACTTCTCCTACCTGCTGTGCTTCTTTAAAAACATCCGACAGCACTTTGCGTACAATTTGTGCCATCCGTAGTTGGCCTTTATTTTTGTAGTCATCGAGGATCCCAACTATATCCTTAACTGTTATGCTGTCGATGGACCGCATGCCAAGATGACTTTCGAAAACGTTAAGTGGGGCGTTTTTCTGCTTGAGCGTATTGAGTTTTATCTCTCCAGTTTCGTAACGCTGGTCCTGCAACTTTCGGTACCGAACAATCCATTCGCTTACCGTTGTAGAAAGCCCACACCGTTTATTAAGTTCTTCTCTGATTTTAAAAGTGTGCCGCATTTGTCTTTCTGCGAGCCGGCTATTTGCTTCCACAGCTATTTCTTTAGCAACTTGCTCATCTGTTCCTAATCCATGAAATTTACCAGTTACAGGGTGCTTATACCTCCAGTACACCTTGTTGGTCCTCGAATCCAGGAAACATGACAATCCGGGAATGGTCACGTTGTGTTTTCGAGGTCTAGCCATCTTCTAAAATCCTTCTGAGTAGTGGGTGATCTTGATTTTTAATTACTGGTTCTGTTGTGAGTCCAGTAAATCGGGCATTAGCTTCAACGCGCCAGCTTTTCCCAACACGGCAAGGCAGAGGAAAGATCATCCCGTTTTTGGCGTATTTGTTGAGAGTGGACTTGCTCGGAATCGGGTCACCGAACTCTGATCTCGCCCATTCGGAGAGTAAAATCAGTCTGGACATTTTTCCCCCAGAGTATGGACCAGTGATGGGCCACTTAGTGAATATATGAAATCAGTTTGCGGTCAGACATTGCCAGATTGTAGAGACGTAAAATGCCTAAGTATTTTTTCATATTCCGCCTTTTGCTCTGGCGTCATAGTATCGAGTTCAGCGTAAAAATCAGCGCGGCATTTCAGTGCTGTCAGGAGTATTTCTGTTTTGCAACCCTTGCCGATTATTAAGCCTGGCTTTAACTCAACCGAACACGGTAGCTTTTCTGGTACTATCAGCGCTGGCGGTGTGGTATATAACTGTCTAATCTCGCATCCCTCACTAACAGCCTGATCCTTTCCAGTTCCGCTGATACTAATCCATTCGCCATTCACTGCTTTAAACTGCCACGCCACTGGCTCGGCGTTAACTACTGGCGCTGGAGGGGCGGCGTATAGCGGTACGGTTTTGTATTCTGGCTCACCCGGTTTTCGTTCTTGATTCCATTCTTCAACCCAGCCGTCTACGACACTTTTGCAGGTTGATACGGCGTCAGTGTCCAGGTTGGCTCCCCGCATCGCATATAAAACAGGTTCAGAGCTATCAGCTTTGCGGCGTTCCTGTAGCTCGCTGGCGTACTTGTTAGCCTGGTTTTCTGCCTCGTACAACTGCGACTGCACGTCCTCAATCTCACCACGTAAAGCCAGATAGTTACGGCGTAGTTCCTGTAGCTCTACCCTCTCCGCTCGGAGCATATCGATCAGCTTTCGGACAACGTGCGCCGTGCCGCCTACATCGTCCATTTTGCAAAGCAGGTCGAAAGAAGCCATATACGCCCCGTTTTTCTCTGCCAGTTCGCACGGTACCGCCTCGCCGTAGATTTCCTGTAACCGCTCGTCTGTTAGTTTGTTGAGTGCTGTCATTGGGCTGCCTCCTGCTTTATTGCTTCAATTCCGCTTGCGGTAATGGAATAACCAAATATGGTTTTAGTAATCAATCCTCTGCGCTGTAAAGCTCTGAGAGATTGCCGCCAAATTGCGTATGGTTTTTCGCCTTTGTGAATGCACGAGAGAACCTCAATTTGCTTTACTGTTAACTTGCTCATAGCGTGGCTCCTTTGCGAAGTTGGGCGGCGAACTCGCAAACTGTTACACCACCTTCCTCTGTGTAATCTGCCGATGAGATATGCAGACCGTGGACAATACTTCCGTCGTCATGTTGGATGTTGCCAACCCACAACAGTCCGTCAGTAAAATCACCGTACCCGGATTCATGGCCGTCACCGCATTGCGAGCAAATAGACTCAATGTCGGATGGGTCAAGAAAGATTTGTTGAGGCACGAGCACGTAACCTTCAGGGATTGCACCTGCCCGCACTTCAGCCAGGAAAGCGTCGGTGGCTGGGGTTTTGCAGTAGGCATCACGCAAGGCTGGCATGCACTTATCCATCATCATTTCCATTTCCCCTGCTTCAGCAGCAGCCCAATGAGCCAGGGTTTCTTTTGCCGCTGCCTTCAGCGCCGCATTCTCAGCAACTACCGCCGCCAGCTGCCTGCACTTGCTCTCGGCTGCTTCCAGTTCATTCAATAGCGCCAGCACAGTGGCGGGGTTGGCTGCGGCGATGAATCGCTTATTGGCCTCGATGCCTTTCGTGTAACGCTTGATGATGCCAAGCTCGTGCGCATCAGTTGCTAACTGGCGCAGCGCCGCATATTTGTTGAGTGCTGTCATTGGGCTGATTCCTGTCTGGCTCTATTCAACAACTGGTTAAACATCATTGTTAGGCTGTTACTGCACCCAAACGGCATATCGTTAACACGGTATGTTGGAATTCCCTTGCGAACACCAGACTTCACGATCCGGCCGGTGCCATAGAGTTGCGATAATGCGCCAGCGACCGCGGGTGTCTTTTTGTTCATACCTTTGGCGATTTCACCGCTGGTGGTATTCGGATGAGCCTGGAGATATTCAAATACGGTCATGGCGTCTTACCTTTACGTTCCTGTTCCAGTTGCACCAGAGACTCTTTTAATGCTGCGAACGTAGCGTCCAGTCTGGTGGCAACTTCGCGCATAAGCGGTGCATGCTTTGGTGGCAGTTCAGCAACGGAGGCAAAAGCCTCCGTAACGAGTTCTTTTACCTTCATGCGGCGCATTGGCGCAGCTCCGCCAGTTCGTTAAAGCGGTTCATGAACAGGCCATAGGATTGACCTGGACGGAGAGGGATAACCTGAACGAGATCAGAGCAGGGAATACCTTCGAGAATTTCCCACTTCGAACCGTTATCGATTTCCAGATCACGGCGCTCGGTAGCTAACATGGTTAGATCGGCGTATTTCACGACGGCAGATTGCTCAAGCGGGATACCGAATTTAAAGCGGATAAGACCATCAACATAAGTTTCCATGCGCTGGTAGTCAGGCAGCAAGGCTTTGAGCGGGGCTGGAATATCCTGGCAATATGCCTCCGCAGCGTCGTGCATCAACGCTTCAAAGGCGAACTCTGGCGGCACAATCTGGCTTACAAGCACAGAGTGCTGGGCCACGCTGTAGAACTCTGGCAGATGCCCAGCGAATCGACAGATGTTGGAAAGAGCAGTCGCGATATCCTCAACATCGATATCGTCGATTGTGGCGGTCAGGTAGTTAAATTTTTTACCGGATAATGTCTGAATGTAGCTCATGGTTTTCTCCATATTGGCGCGCTGCACCACGCAGATTTTGGTTGCACGAATCCCTCGCCGGATGGCGATAATTAATGGAATTACGCTTCAATAAATCCCCGCGGCGCCGGGGATTTAATGCAGAGCAATTAGGCTTTAAAGTTACCGATGAAAGTTTCCACTGATTCACCTTCGAACTTGCTGATCAGCAAATCGCGGAATTCGTTGGCGATAGCTTCTTCCTGGGCTTCCAGTTGTACTATGCGCAGTACAAAACGAGGTTCATCACCTGTAAGCAAACTGTTGCGTAAGCTAAAGCGGCGTTCGCCTAAACCTTCATACGGCACACATTTGAATTCGAACGCTACCGGCATTACGTCTTTGCTGCTGGCTTCAATACTCTGCATAAGCGATTTTTTGCCGCTGAAATCGCTGTCTTCATGATCCTGCTGGGTTGCCTGCTGGATAGTTATACGACGAACAGCCTGGGCGGCTTGTGAAATCTGCATCGTATTGCCATCAGCATCGAACGCCAGCAGGTAATCGCTCCAGTCTTCCAGCCACTCGGCGATCTGTTTTTGTTTCAGACGTTCACCGTTGATCTGGAGAAGAGCACGGAATGGTGCGGTCTGTTTTAGGGTGATGGATGCAACATTGTCCGCATGACCGGGGTTATCGAGTGTGCCAATGTTGAATACTGAACGGGCTGTCATATGGTCAGCGTCAATAAAGCAGCGTGCTTTTTCAGTGGCGCTGGCATAGCCTTTTGAATAACGAGCAAAATCTTCAATGCTGGTCGTGGTCATGGCACCGCGGAAGCGGAAACGCTCCAGAGAAAAACGCTCGAGGCTTTCAACGCCAGTACCCTCTGGCAGTAATGCGGTCGGGCAAGCCAGGCCATGAATATCATTCAGGTGATAACCGGAAAGAACCAGGTCTTTGACCTGCTTGAAGGTACCGCTGTCTAACTGAGACAT